AGGCATCTTACCATATGCCATATATTCTACTGCCTGTACAGAACCTTCTAACCTTGCTAGTGCTCTCTCGTTTTTTACATACTCATCGTATGCAGGTTTCAACTCAGCATTCCTTGAGGATAGTTGCATAGTTCTTTTAGAGAACCTTTGTAGCAACTGCTCCGCAGTCTCTGTTTTTTTCATAATTTTAATCTAACAATTTTTATTTAGGTCTTCTGCCATATTTCCACCTATGTCAGCTCCCTGATTACCACCAAACATTGCCACCCAGCCAGCAGCAACCCAACCAACAAAGGGGATACTACTGAGAGAAGGAGCAGCAGCAGCACCAATCGATGTACCCACCAAACGTCCTGTGCCTTCTGCACTTCCGATTGCTTTGATACATGCTTCGCTTTTTCGGGCAGCAACTATCTCTTCTGTCTGTGCTTGTGTCAAACCTGGTTTCTGATCTATCCAAGATCTATTGTTAGATACAGGTCCTCCTTGGTTGGTCTGACCATCCATGAAGTATTCTTCAGTAATCTGAGTTGTCTCTGTTGCAAGTCCTAAGAAACCACCTTTCTCTTTGATGTCCTTAGTAATAAATGCTGTCTTAGGATTGTTTGCATCATATGAAATGACATAACTATCGTCTGTCACACTTGCCTTGTATGATGTATAAGGACCTACAGGTATATCCAAACTAGGCAACTTAGGTGTTTCTTTTCTACTTGCAATATATCCTATCATTCCCAGATGAGATACTGCGAATATACTACCAACTACACCAACTGATATCCATTTAACGTTCATGGCATTGAAGGCAAGGGAACTGGTGCACCAGTGACATCTGGAAGAGCACTCTCAATGCCACCACCTACGGAAGGCATGATTGCTTCCATTGCTTTTTCTTTGACTGACTCTATAATGGCATCCTTTTGTGTATATAGATATACACCACCGCCAACAACGGTAAGAGATACAACGCTAGACGCAATAGCAAGTACATTAATAATTTTTTGCATGATGTTTACTTATCATTTGGAACAATTTTTACAGGAGCAGATTCAATCCTGATAGTTTGAGCAGGTGCAGTCTCTGATGCCTTGGCAATAAGAAACTCCATATCCTTTTTAGATATGTTAGCACTGCCAGGATCGGCATCACCTTTCTTCTTCTTACCTCCCGTTTGAACGCCAAAAGTAGCTAGCGTTCCTGTGAAGACCGAAGCTATGAAAGTTGGATCAATTTTTTCTCCTGCATCATATCCTGGTATTTTAACGTAGTTTAAAGTTAAAATTCCTGCGGACCAGATGAGAACGATCACTCTTATCAGTGTCGCTAAGTACATCAGTTGCTCTTCTTTATCGTCAACTGCTTCCTTAAGTTTACCTAGAGGACCTTTCGGTTTCTCTTTTACTGCTTCTGCCATGATATTTTATTATCTGTCTACTATATATAGATTTCCTGATATTGACACTCTGTAGTCATCTGAAGTATAAAATGGATTGACTCCGTGATACATTCTGGATGGAAATAGTGCCATCTTCCATTCCCATGATTTATCTAATGGGATATGTTGAGCATCCAGTCCTCCTAAAGGACTATTCCATTGAAACTGAAAAGATGCTGTCTCCTGATTATTACATTCTTTATATCTCTCCATCTCTTTCTTCATATCATATGGGATTACCACCCAAATAGCAAACGAAAAAATACCAGAATGAATATGTATAGGATTAAAATCATGTTTCTTTTGATAGTTGACCCATAATTTTTTCAATTCAAAGTCTACCTTCTCAGGATCATGATGTTCTTCTCCTCCACCCATACTAAGTGTAGTTCCAAACTCTTTAATGTAATTCCAACTTAAATCTTTTGTGAACTCTTTGGTATGTTCCCTTATAGGAAGATGCCAAGATTGTTCAAGATGCCCACCTAAAGTATTGCGAGCATCATCACCTCTTTCATTTATACAATTTTCTAACTCAGCACGAACTGCATCGGGAACTTCAGCGAAGATCCAACCAGGTGATCTAATCCACTCTGGTCGCCAAAGATAGTTATCATTCATTAACTGGTTTCTTTTTACCTATGTTATACTTAGACTCAAGCATCCAATCATGTTTTTCTTTGTATGCTATGACCTTGATTTGACTCAAAGGTGCAGCGTCTCTAACTTCTTCTTCCTTAACGATCTCTACTAGACCCCAATCTGATAGAAGTTTGATAATTCTATTACGTCTTTGTACATCGTTCTCTGATAAGTTTGCTTTCTTACCATCAAGAGCAAACAACTCTTTGAAATGTACTATGTAATACTGCCCTTTCTTATGCAGTATATGACAACTTTGATATAACTTCTTTTCCTTTCTGGATGCTACCCCAATCCTCGTGAGAGTTTCTCTTACCTTTAAGAAATCATCAGGTTCCTTTAAAGATATTTCCACCATATCATCCTTAGTCCACGGTACTTCAGTAATCATTTCTTACCCCCTTTGTTCAGTTTGTCTTTAATGTAATCAATTTGGTTTGGGGATAGGATCCTAAGTGCTTGTATTGCTTTATCTGTACTATATCCATAGTACCTTTTCACAAGGTCGAGATCATCTATCTTCTGTTTTTTACCCCAAGGAGAGAATCTCCTTTTCGGTCTAACAATATGTATATAAAAATCATATTGCATTTTTGAATCTAGAAATGAATACTGATTCATCTCATTGGCATACATCACAGTATCCATATGATGTGACATACACTTGTTTATTATGTACGCAGGGTACTTTGACTTCCATGCAGGATCACTATCTTCATCCATAAGATTTTTCTTATTAAGATTGATAGAGTTTAGATAATCCTTTAGGGGATAGCGTTCATCGTATGCCATAATTAGTTAGTACAAGTTCCTTACGTTGTTGTTGATCTGTCATATAATCACCTACTGATCTCATTGTGTATGTGTGGTCATACTCATGTGCATTCCACCCATGAAATCTATCTTTAATTAAGTTAGAAGAATTGTAAGATATCATCTGATCTCCTATACATGTATTACACGCATGTGCAAACTCATCATGATCAAATCCTTTGTGCATACTACCTGACTTACCATACAACTTTGATTTGATTTCATATGGAGGATCTAAGTATGTAAATACTTCCTTGCTGTTAGGCATCATATGAACGTAACTGAGATGTGTAATAGACCAGTTCTGAATTACTTGTTCATAGAACCTAAGTTTTTCTATACCTCTCATTGAAAAGTTTGAATCTGATGCTTGAGGAGAGAATGATGAGGACTCAGATAGACCACTGAAACTACATTTATTAATCACATAAAATGAAACAGCGATATGAAAATCTTCTTTCTTACTTTGAGTAAGATAGTCTTTTGCATCATTAAACAAACCTCTTGCTGAGGCAGGGTCTGGATGTCTTGTCTTTAATTGTACAAGTTCATTGTATAATTCTATCCCTTCTGTCTGTAAGACCTTCCAGAATGTTGCTAGAGGTGTATACAAATCATTTACCCATATATCCAAGTGAGGATACATCTGTGACACATACAGAGCAACGCTACCACCACCTAAGAATGGTTCACGAAACTCTTTATAGTCATTAAAGTCAGGAAAGTAATGTGCCATCTTCTTAACAGCACGAGACTTCCCGCCAGGATATCTTAGTGGAGTTTTAAGATACATCGAAATTACACTCCACCATGATCTGAGTTAAACATGCCAATAGGTTAATCTCTTGATCGACAACAAATGCTGCCTTATACTGGTAGTCTGCAATAATTAAAATTGCTGCAGGAATACTAGGAGGTGTCATGATAGAAGCAAGACTATCATATAGTGTTCTCATAATAGATTGAGGATCACTATCTATATTTTGTGTGACCCATTTCTTGACATCATTAAA